GACATAGTAGTTGTCGCTCTTTGGTACACCAACAAATTCTTTCAGAAGCTCTTTAGCATCGCCGTCTTGGATGCCATTCACAATCTTTTCGATATTATACTTGAAAATATCGTGATTGGAAAGCTTTTCTCGGACGCATCCTAGGAAAGCCTTGGTATCCAGTTTCTTGAACACTGCCTGAGCGTGTTCTTCTAGGTTTACCCAGTTGGACAGTTTCTTGATTTCTTCAATATCTCCTTTACGTACACCATAAACGGTAATGTTATTAAGACTAGCGATGCCGCTTTTCTTAAACATGTCAGCCATTGCGGAACAAGAAACACCTTTCACATTCTTCCATTGTGGTTCAAAACCACTCAGTGGAATGTAGTAGTGAATGTTGGTACCAAAATCAGCAATCTTGCCAGCATTACGCCACACAAGGTCACGTGATGCTTGGTAGTATGATGGACCACCACGTTCTTCCATGTGGAGAATCGTAACGTTCTTACCGATGCCGGTACCCTTCACTCGGTCTTTTTCACGGAGTGTGGTTGCCTTCATACGTTGCACAGTAGGAGGATTGTGGATCGAATTGTAGAAAGCAACCAGTTGCATTGGTTGTGAACGGTCTACAGGTTCAAGCACAAACACCTCTTGTGTGTGTTTACGGTTTTCTTCGGTACGCCAGTGGTGTTTAGCACGTTCAAATGCACCAACCTTGGTGTCGTTTTCAACAAAGTAAACTTGCTTCTCAATATTGATTTGCCATGCATCTTTGTAAATCACACGACCACTTGCCACATCTTTTTCACCAGATTCTTTGCGGTGGGTACCACCGGAGGTGCAAATGTCACGGTGCGGAGAAATACTGAAAGAACGGATTTTAACGTTAAACTTGGCAATATCATCAACAAACGGAGTCAGCGAGAAACGACCACCCCAATTACGTTGAGCATCAAGCAGTTCAAAACCTGTACGATTCACATATTCAACGACAGCACTTTCAAACAGACCAATGCGGCGTTTGCTTTCGAGGTGAATAGAACGTTCCCATTCATTCTCAATTTTGTCCGCTTCTTCAGCAACAAAGTCAGCAAGGCGAGCATTCAGTGCTTCAAGTTTTTTCTTGATAGATTCAATCGTTTGTGGAATGTAGGACAGACCTTCACGTGAAGCCTGGAAGTCCAACTCACCAATGCCAAATTCAATCACAAGGTTACCACCAAGCAGGCGAACAAGCGTACCTAGACTTTTATCGGAACTTGGCACCTCAATTGGGTAGGCAATGTTACCCATGATGGCGATGGACTTGTTACCTGAATACTGGTCTTTACGTACATGGACACCAGGAATAATGTCCTTAGTGTCATACTCTACCTCTTTAATGTTCAGGGTTTTACCTGTCACATTAGGACGCAGCTTGAACCAACGATACACATTACTGGCTTCTTGTTCAAACTTGGTGAAATCATATTGTGATTCAACAGCAAAGCGTACCTCAACACCAGCTTCTTCGGTTGTTTCTTCTTCACCCATCAGAGCAATGGACGGCACACCAGCTTCATTGATAAAGGCGGTGTAGATACCCTTGCGGCCATCTTTAATGGCAGTCACGGTGAAATTATCCGTATAAGAAAATGGAGACTTAGAACCAAGGCCAAGGGCGCCAATGAAATCATTAGAACCAGTCTTAGTGGATTCAAAGTATGTGGTGTAAATACTGGTGACTTGGTCATGGTTCAGACCAGTGCCATAATCACGGATGGCAAAGTAGGGTTCCAGGAATGTGGGCAGGTGTACATCAAACGGCACATCCGTTTTGCCTGCAGCGGCATGTGAGTCCACAGCATTGCAACTCAGCTCACGTACAATCGCCTTGATTTTGTTGGCGTACAAACCAGAGGACAGGATGTTGAATGCCTTGGCGCTGTTACGGATGCGGAACTCACCAATCTCGCCAACGTTGGACAGGACGGCTTCGTTCTGAGGTGCATTGCTAAGAATCATAATATAGTCTTTCAATCAGTGAAACAATGTGTGTATTATACCAGAACCGGAGAAAATGGCAACCATCTAGTTGCCACTGTTGTATTCATGCAACACGGCGGTATTCCGCACGGTAGAAGCATTCGGAATCACCACTGGCATATTTTTCACAGAAGGCCTTTGCCTCCTCTTCGGTGGTGAAATAGGTTTCGCCCATTGGACGTTGACCATATCCACGCTCATATTCAGTCATGGTGACTTTAAACAGAGGACCTGGGTTGAAAACTTGTGCCATTTGGAACTCCTTTCTAACTAGGACTCTAGTGTATCACATGGAGTGGAAATGGCAAGTATTACTTTAGTACATATAAAACAACAGGTATCTTTTTACTTCCACCCACTTGTCCTCGGGATAAGCCGAAACGTCCTCATACACCAAAACCTGTGTGTATAGTTCCTCTATACCATAGGATTCCAACCAAACCTTGTAGTTCTCCACCACGGTTGGAAACCATGCAAACTTTTTCCTATAACGGCGTTGACCCAAGGCAGGTGCGGTTTTAGCCTTCCACTTCATTACGGACTCCATACATCATTTGCATTGCATCGAAAATACAATCATCAATCGGATTGTGCTTGCTGATATCCAGTTTGGAATCAAAACCAGGATAGTCTACGCCACAATAACCATTGGTGGTGTTGTAAAGAAAGTCAATCGCTGTCCTCACATCACGCCAACGGGAATATGGAAAGATAGGTGTGAGCCCAATCTGTTCCTCAATATCATCCATAACCAATTGGTCCAGATTTCCACGTGCCCACACCCAACACTTGTCATCATTCTTTTCCTTTGCCCATTGTCTCATGGCCTCATAACCATCCTCGAAACGGCAATCACTCTCATGCGGAATGAACGATGCTTTTTTAACGTTGTCACATTGCTTTGACCACCACTCCATTGTGGACTGGCCCATCTCACGGCCAAGTCTCACGTGTTGGTCACGTACACTAAACTTGGCAAAGAATGCTGTCTCACGTAGGTCGTGGTGACTTGGTTTGTCATCAGGATTAAAGTAGATACAGGCCATCGAAAGGATGACCGAATTGGATCTCTTGCCTAGTGTTTCAACGTCAAAAATAAAAATTTTATTTCTCCTGGATTCTTCAATCGTTATTCTTCAATACCAAAGTGTTTTAACAAGCTATCAGTTGCCAAATAGCTATGAACACGTTGTACCGTATTAACGCATACGGGATCATACTCACCACCATCAGTATCAACAATGACGCCTAACAACTCATAGGACTGTTCCTTATTGAGTTTAGCACACTCCCGAACAATCAACTCGGCGAATTTTTCAATGTCGTTCATGTTACAAACCATTGCATGACCATCTGCCGAATAGTCATACAAATAGTCGCATCCAGCCTGATTCGCAAGTTCTTTGATTCGTTCGTTCATACATTACCCAATCCAATACGAGAGAAACCCAACTTTGATTTGATTTCTTTTCGGTCTTGTTTCTTTTCTGGTTTCCACGCTCTTGTATCAACCTTCTCGCCAGTTAATTCATACCTAAAATCTGGATCATAGAGCATGTGGCCTATTCTGTTCCATTTTACTCCTTGGTCATACAAGAAAATACAAGCACGACACATACAGAAACTAGCGCCCCTGTCTGTCCACACATTACCATTGACGGTGCCAACGTATTTGACCACATTACCAAGGTGCATTTGCCTTACGGCTTCGTGGTAGTCAATCATCGCAACTCCGGTTCTTTATCATAACAATCAAAACACACCGCATCATACTTGGGACCCATACAGTGATAGATGCTGCCACCACAATATTTGCACATGATAAATGCCTGTGTCACAACAGAACCTTTTACAGGAGCATACAGTTTGTAATAACCTTCTTCACGTTCAATGTAACCAATGTGTTCTCGCACCAAATATGGTTTGAATTCTTCGGGTATCATCACGTTCTCGGTGTAACACTCAAACATCGGCGCAATCTGATATGGTTTATATCCTGCCAATCCACAACCAATTGGCGTCAGTTGAAACGTCATGTGTGGATGATTCTTTGCATACTCCAAAAAGTAGTTGACAAAAACCTTGATACGATCCAGTGGCAGTGTTTCAATGTTTTCATCTTTCGTTGGAATGCCATAAGAATCACCTTGCATACCAACACCTTGGCCATAAATGGCACCCTTGTTGTCTAATGCCCAGCGTGCAGCACCGGCACCATGACGGCCTGCAAGGTTGGAACCAAATACAAAAATGATTCGTTCAGATTTATCCATAATTTGTCTCTTGCGCCAGCCAGTCATTGTCTGTAATAGTCCGCTGTATCAGTGCATCGGTCAAACTGAATGCTCTCACCAAAAAATGGATAACTCAATTGAACAAACTTCACATGCTCACTGTGCATCAATTCAAGCGTATGGTCACCACTGAGTTCATCAATCGTGTCCATTTGAAATTGTTTGTACACAATACTGTAATTGAATCTGCCATTGGCAAATCTTTTAGTCTTAGTAATTCTCATTGTGTTCCTTCAAATAAAACATTCCAACATTAACCATTGCTCTAGCATACTCTTTATTACGTGGAATGGCAACAGCTTCTTGGTTCTCCACTTGGTCAACACCGAACAGGATATCTCCTGCTTTGGTTGGGAATGTGGAACCCCAATTGGCAATGTGGTTCTTATCAAATTCTTCACTGTCACCAGAACACTGGCCAATGTAGTATTTGATACCCTCATACTGGTCGTGCAAACGGACAATTCCAACATTGCCATGCCCAGCACAGAACCAAATCACATCAAGAATTTCTGTCACTTTTTATCACCTTTAATTGCAGACTCAGCACGCTTCGTTGCTTCTTTAACACCTTCTTCAACATAGGTGTCCAGTTTCTGCTCAATGATTGTCAGAACCTTTTTACCGGTTTCTTGGACTTTATCATTCTCAGCAACCTTCTGTGTTGCATATGCACCAACCATCATGTACATTGTCTTTTCGTTCGGAATGGCCACGTGAAGAAAGACCGCAATACTAAACACAATGCCGGTGAACCACAACTTTCTATCAATTGCAGCAGCTTTGGCAAGTTTCAACTGTGAGGCCTTTTCGCCGTCCCATGATTCGGGTACACATTCGATAACCCGGTACATCGTCATACCGATAATGGCAATGCCAGTGATGATACCAATGAACACCATCAGGCCATTCAGGCTCGATGCAAACGAGATACCATAAATCAAAAGAGCGAGATCCATTACTTTCTTCCTTTAACTGCAAACATAATAAAAATGAAGGATGTTTTTTGCATCCGCCAAAACTGCTTCAAAAAATACACTCTAAGTTTCCACTTGGACATTGTTTACACCTTGTGCTTCGATAGGTCCCCCAATCCATATGAGAAAAACAGGTTTCTTCAACTTGTTCATTTCATCAATCATGTTCTTGGTGCCACGTGACTTACCATCCCATACAGCAATCAACACATCAGCATATTCTGCCATCTGTCGGTTGCGGATAGGTCCTGCGGCCTTGCCATGTTTGTTCCAATCAGCGGGGAAACCTTTGACTGGAATTCCATTCTGTATCGCATAGTTTTCACCAAGTGCATCCGCACCAGTGGCACCACCACATACAACCTCAGTGATTGCATGGTCTTTGCGGTAGTAATCAACCTTTGCTTCCAATAGGTTGTAGTCTGTGAAATCACGGCAACCAGCAATGATGGTTTTCATTTTTCAATCCTTACACACCAAGGTTTACGAATAGCACCCAATGTCAGTCTGTCACTGGCATCCTGTGCAATGACAGCCGCAGCACGTTCACATTTCTCCTTTGTGGAGAATTCCGGTCCTGTGTTAATGTTACTCCCGTAGGTGAACATCACCATTAACCACACCACTGTGTTTGTCATAATTGTCCCTCAACCAAATTACATACTGTGCTTTATTATACACCCAAGGGTGCCGATGTGGCAAGTGGTTACCTGTGGCACCACTCCAATCACGGAAAGCAAAGTCAAAATAGTCCAGTTTGCAAAGGTCTGGATTGTCCTTCTGTAGTTTCTCCAATTCATCAGCCCATGCCTGCCACTGGTGGTCGGAGATAACGTTGTTGTTCAGCTCATAGTAAATGCAAGAATGTACCAACATCAAACGGCGCAACCGAATGATGCGGTCTTTAATTACTTGTTCACCATTGTCCGTTGGCGTGTGAAAGAATGTATCCAGCGATCCACTTTCTTCCTTCTTCGCCGCTGTGGTAGATTTCAATCGGGGTTTTGCCATCGAATGCTCCGTTGCCGGAATTCCACCAAGCGTCAACATAGTCCAACCGACCGAGCATTTCTCGCAGGTATCGGTCTAGTGTACGCTTGGTGTATATCACATCATGCCCGTTTAGCGGATCGTGCATACAATTTCTTGCCTTCAAATGTGGCAGCCCATTGGTTCTTACGTACACGGCGGAGAGAAACCTTCACGTTTCGATTCTCACAAGCAACACGTACAGCGCCATCAGTATTGCAAACAAAAATCTGTGTTTGACCTTTGGATGGATTGGTGTTCAGCCAGTCATTCACTTTTCGAGCAACAGAATTGGCATGGGTTCGCTTGTGTGTTTGAATTTCCTCACCAAACAAATTACGCAAGACTCCGTAGTCCGTTTTTTCTTCTTGTTTAGTTTTCACCACGGCCATCATTGCATATTCAACACCATCAAACGTCATGTATTTGACGTTGCTTGTGTCCACTTGTTTACCTTCATTGGTTTCCATAAAGAATTTCATATCACTTACCTTTCATGTTAAAAAATCAACCACAAATCGCATATTCGGCCAAGTTGGCCCAATTCTTACCTGCATTAGCACGGATATTGATTACCTGAATGAGTGTACGGAGCGACAGCTCTTTAACTTTATCGGACAACGATTCAATCAGAGCAATAGCATCTACCTTGAGTTGCTGTGCAGTGTTAGGCATGAAATCTTTGGACTCCATGATGTGACGCATACGTTCAACTTTTTGCTTGGTGTTCATGGTCAAGTCCACGGCCATCGAGCGGGTGATAATTGCCTGGTCAATCTGTGTGTTTGACAGGTTAGAGATAAACACCACACGGCCTTTGAATTCAAACGAGGTCGGCAGGTCTTCGTCACGGATATCCGCACGCCATGAGATAATGCGGCGGGAATAGGAATCCAATGCACCTTTCAACAGGTTGAGCGACACCGGATCCTTGAGCACGGAATCGCAGTCATCGAACACCAGCACACCGTCCTTGTTTTCATACAGCAGGCGGTACAGGCCTTTGGGTGTGGAGTAACCTTTCACCACACGGTAGGACTTGTCGGTTTTGATACGGGTGCCAACCTCCAGTGCCTCGAGCGTGGAGATATCCTTGAAACCCAAGGCATCCAAGGTCTGGGACACGGTGTAGGACTTACCCAAACCGCCAGGACCCGACACCACAACCGATGCCTGAGCGCCGTTAGCGAGCATGGTCACCATGTCGGAAACAAACTGGAAACGCTCATTGATAGAGAAGCGGGACTCCGCAGGTGCGGAGACTTCCGCTGTGGCCATGCCATGTTGGCGCAGCACGTAGTCCATGTGCTCTTTTTTGCTACGCTTCACCACTTTGCCGTTGATAACTGCTTGGTACTTGCCATTCACGAAAGTCACTTGTGTCATGTGTTGTTTCCTTATCAATCAATACAAGTATTCTATCACACCAGGCCGGAATGGCAAGTGTTTTGGCAAAGTTGACCGGCATGGTCAACTATTATGTTGCATGGTTACAACAGTAGAAAAAAGTTTTAATACCAGGATCGGTGGGTTTCGTGGATGGACTCCATGCCATCATATTCATGCACATACCAGTCCACACCATCAGGAATCTCCACCACTCTCAGTTTAGCACAATCACCACTGGCTTTTTCACCAAGTGTTTCAACCACTTCCACCAACAATGGATCGTTCCGTTTCAGGTCATGGTCATGGAAATCCTGATAGTATCCCCATGTTTTGTTCCATTTTCCTGTTTGTACGGATTCTCCAGTGTATTTGGCTTTCTTTGCACAATACAGGTCGACCGCTTCTCTGGACAATCCAAATCCACCATAACATGAGTTGATAACAATTTTCATATCATTTCCAAAGGACACAAGCCCAACGATTAGCATTAGGAAAAAGTTCGGCGCATTGCCAGCTGCGAATGTATAGATTCACCAAAAGCACTGTCACAATACCAACAACGGCCATCCACATTTTCATATCAAACGTCCAAACAGTCCAGCAATATCAAATTCAAAACGAGCATTCATTTTTTGCATCACTTCATCAGGCACATTATGAACACTACCCCAACGGCCTTGGCATAGAATGACCTGTGGCACAATGCCGAATTCTTTGGCCATATCAAAATATGGAATGAGTTCCCATTGTGTGGTGAATGTATTGGACACAATCACACGGCTGACATTTTGTTCCAATGAAATACGCACCGCATCCTGGCACCATTGGTGTGCTTCTTTAATGCGTGTCATATCAAAATTGTATTCTGGTCCCCAAAACATGTCTGTCTCATAGTGTACACCAGAAATAGCCTTGGCCAATGTGGACTTACCAGAACCAGGCAGTCCTCGAATCAATACAAGCTCAGTCATCAATTCTCTCCACAATCAATTTGTCCCGCATGTCCTCATGGAAGGAATAATTCTCACTGTGTGCCTTGACCAATCCTTTACGGTGCAATGATTCAATGGTCAACAACATCACCAATTGTTCCAATCGTTCAATCATTACATCCTCTGATTGAGCAGGATCGCATCCTTCTCCTTCAGCCAACATATTGGCAATGAGAATCAGGTCCTTGTAGTCTTGTTCGCCTTGGTCGTTTTCTTCAATCTTGTTAATGAGTGCTTGCACATCATTGTCGGAGATACTGTTAATGAAATCACCAACTTTAATGTAGCCATCACGGATCAAATCCGATGCCAGCAACCTTGTAATGGCCATCATGTCCTTGCTTTTGGAAATGGCCTCATAGTTCAAGGTGTAACCACCAGGCAATTCAATATTAAATCCGTCCATATAAATCCTTTAACACATCAAACC